AAGAGTTCATTATATAAACTTTTTATGTTCCCCAATTATGTAAACCGAACAAACATACGCAAACCTGCAACCTTAGAGCCGTAACGGTTACAAGGCTTACAATAACTGGAAATAACTCAAGTTAACATAATATTATTATTATTTTACAAAAAGCCTAAAAGCCTAGAGCCCCAAGGGATAGAGCGAGTTAACAAAATACAAATAAGAAGTTTACATAAAACTATATTATGTAAACTAAAGTATATTATGTAAAGCCAATGTATTACATTTGTAATATTTATTTTTACTCTTTTTATTGACTTTTATCATTTTTTGTTATAATATAGGTATAGTCGATAGGGTAACCTAATCGAAAATATATAGGGTTGTGACCGAACACAAGAAGGGAAGTAATACAAATGGCTAATAAGTATGAGGTAAAAGTTAACGAAAAAAAAGGAAGTTGCGATAATGCACTTTTTGAAAAAATGGCAATGAAAGGTGATATTACTGCAACAAAACTATCTGAAGTATTAGGACAAGTAGTACATATTGTAGGATATGCAAGTTGTACTATTACAACAGAAGATAAGACTTTTGATATTAATTATTTTGATACAGAAGAATTTGGACTAATAAGTTCTGGTAGCGAAATATTTTATGAAAGTGTAAAGGACTATTTTGAAAAAGTAGAAGAAGTAAGACTTACAGAAGTAAAAACTAAAAAAGGTAAGACATATAAAGCCGTTCCAATTTTAGATAAGAAAACAACAAACAAAGAAGAAACTACAAAGAAGGAAGAAGAAACAACAAACGACGAATTATCTTTTTAATTTGTAGGGAGTTGACAGTAAATGGCTAATAAAAAAATTCCAATGACACATGCAAAGGTGTCATTGTTTAATGAAATGAAGAAGTTAGCAAAAAGAGCTAATCAACGTATGTTAAGACTAGAACGACTTACTGGAATGACTGGCTCATTTGCTACTAAACAATTATATGACTATTTAGATAATGGAGTATTACAAGCTATTACACCAAAGGGTAGAGTAGCTGTTAAAAAATCTTATTCTATAGATGAAATGAATTCAATTATAAAAGCCTTAAAAGATTTTATGAATGATGTATCTACTACCCCTCAAGTAAGAAAATTAGTAAAAGAATATTCGGAACGTATAGGAAAGCCTATTGATATTGAAAGAGCTAATACAATATATCAAATTGATACTAATTATAAATGGATATATGAATATTACGAGAGTGATTTTTGGGATATTGCAAGAGAAAGTGTTGTTGAAAATTGGTCGCTTGACGACTGGTTGGATAAAATACCAGCTAATGCAAGTAAAGAAATGGTAGTTGATGAAGAAATGAGATTAAAGCTTGAAAATTTATATACTTATACGAGGGATACAAAAATTTGATACATTGGTTAGAATATGAAGGACACATACCAAAAATCAAAGGAAAACGTAATAGGTTTGATAATACAATATATACATTTGATATAGAAACTACTTCTTATATTATACTAAATGGTAAACAAATGAATACTAAAAAATATTTGAAGTTATCTGATAAAGAAAAAGAACAATGCAAATTTTATGCTTGTATGTATATTTGGCAATTCGGAATAGACGATAAAGTTTATTATGGAAGAACTTGGGAAGAATTATATCATTTTTTAGAACGTATTGAATGGTTTGCTACAGATGTTAAAAAATATGTATTTGTACATAATTTAGGTTTTGAATTTCAGTTTTTAAGAAATTATTTTACTTTTTCTGATGTATTTGCAAGAAAAAGTCATAAAGTAATTAAAGCTACTATGAATGAATTTAATTTTGAATTTAGGTGTAGTTTATTTATGACGAATTTGCAACTTAAAAAACTACCAGATGTTTATAATTTACCAGTAGAAAAATTAGTAGGTGATTTAGATTACAATAAAATTAGACATTATGAAACAAAATTATCTGATGAAGAATTACATTATTGTGAGAATGACTGTCTGGTTGTATACGAATATATTAAAAAAGAGCTTGAGCAATACGAAACAGTAAAAAATATTCCTTTAACATCAACTGGACACGTAAGACGAGAACTTAAAGATACAGTTCGAACAAACTATCCATATAGAAATAAAGTTAGAAAAAGTATAAATACTGATGGACATATTTATAATTTACTTATTAAGGCATTTGCTGGGGGTTATACGCACGCAAATTGGTTATATACAAATGAGATAGTAAAAGACATTACAAGTTTTGATTTTACGAGTTCTTATCCTTACGTAATGGTAACACATAAGTTCCCAAGTCGAACTTTTAGAAAATGCAATATAAAAAATAGAAGTCAAATGTTAAAATCTATGGCATATTTATTAGTAGTACGTTTTACAGATATAAGTTGTAAGTATTTCAATAATTTTATTAGTCAAAATAAATGTACAAAAATTAGGGGCGCTAAATTTGATAATGGTAGAATTATTGGAGCAAAAGAAATAGAAATCGTACTAACTGATGTTGATTTTTATTTTATTTTAGCTACTTATAGTTGTGAATACGAAATTCTAGAAAGTTATTATTCTAAATATGATTATTTGCCAAAAGATTATATTAATTTTATTTTAGATAAATATGTTACTAAAACAAAGTATAAAGGAATTGAAGAAAAAAAGCTAGAATATAATTTAGAAAAAGCAAAATTTAATAGCTTATATGGTATGACAGTTACTAATAATATTAAAGATATAGTAGTTTTTGATAATGAGGTTGGCTGGTCAGAATTAAAAATGACAAATGATGAAATAATATCAAAATTAGAAAAAGAAAAAAAGGACGGCTTTTTGTCTTTTAGTTATGGTGTTTGGGTTACTGCTTGGGCTAGATATAATCTATTAACTAACGTAATAAAACAAGATAAGTTCTGTGTTTATTGTGATACTGATAGTATGAAACTAAAAAAAGGTTTTGACATAAGCTATATAGACGAATATAACAAAAAAGTAATAGAAAAAATAAAAGTAGCAAGTAAAGAATTAGAAATAGACATAGACAAATTTAAACCAAAAGATAGTAAAGGAAAAGAACATATTATAGGCTTATTTGATTTTGACGGACACTATGAAGAATTTATAACACAAGGGGCTAAAAAATACGCATATACAAAATATATAGATAAATCTAAAATTAATGATAGTATGAACGTATTAAAAGTAAAAGATGATACGGCATTAATACTTGAAATAACGGTCGCTGGAGTTCCAAAACAAGGGGCTAAAGCACTTAAAAGTTTAAAAGATTTTAAAGACGATTTTGTATTTGATTTTAAGTATACAAATAAAAATTTACTTATATATAATGATGAAATGAAACCGTTTGAGCTAACTGATTATAAAGGAAAAACAAGAACAGTTACAGATAAATATAGTTGTGTTTTAATTCCTACGACTTATGTGTTAGGAAAATCTGAGGAATACGCAAATTTACTTTCAGATGAAAGTTCAGCAAGAGCAATATATAATGAGGAGTGATGAGATATGAGTAAGCAAAAAGATTTACAATTTATACAAGGTTTTAGTAAAATATCTATAACTAGTATATGCGAAAAAAATAATATATGTAAACAAAATATTTTTTCTGGAACTGCGTCCGAAAAAAATTTAGCAAAAGTAAAAGAAGAAGTACAAAAAGAATTTGCTAAATTGTATTTACAAGGTGATGACAATGAGTAGAACACAAATACATTATAATTTGGATAAAATTGATAATTTAAATGCCAATTATAATTTGATATATGGTGAAAAATCTAACGGAAAAAGTTATCAAGTTAAGCACAAAAAAGGTATTGAAAAATACTTAAAAACGGGTAGAAGGTTCATCTTAATGAGACGTTGGGAAAGTGACTTAACTTCGGCTTGGATAGAAAGTTATTTTTCGGACGTAGATATACAAAAGCTAACTAACAATAAATATAATTGTGTAACTAAATTTAGAAATGAATTATATCTAACTACAATGACAGAAGATTACAAGAAAAAAAGAGGAGAAAAAATAGGATATGCAATACCTATTTCACTTGAACAACGTTATTCTGGAGCAAGTTTTTTAGATGTAGACGATATAATTGTCGAAGAGTTTATGAGTAGAGGTATTTATATTGTAAATGAGCCAAGCAAATTAATGACATTTTATAGTACAGTTGACAGAAAAAGAGGAACTACTAAACTTTGGCTTGTAGGTAATACTGTAAGTAGAGTATGTCCGTATCTTAAAGAATGGGGTTTATATGATATAATGAAAAATCAAAAACAAGGTGATATAAACACTACTATTATACATAATGAAGAAAATGACGTAAAAATTGCTGTAGAATATTGTAGGTCATCTGGTGGTAAAACAATGGCTATAGGACAAGCAAAAAATATGATAGACAAAGGCGAATGGCAAACAGACATACAACCAAAACTTCCAAAAAGTTATAAGGCTTATGATATATTATTTAGGTTTGGTTTTCAGTATCAAAGTTTTAAATTTATATGTGAGTATTTAGTAGACAAGCAAGAAAAGAAATATCCTTGTTGGTTTATATATCCATACAATAAAAATTTTGAGGATAACTTTATTGTTTTTTCTGATGAAATAAAATTAAGTCCTTATTGGCAACGTGATATATATAATATAACAATAAAAAACGAAAAACTTAAACATTTATTTCAAAGTTTTAGGGAAGATAAAATTTTTTTCAGTTCTGATATGTGTGGTACGGACTTTAAACAAGTAATTGATTTTAATATTAAGAGGTGATAAACTATGCTTGAATATTTACAAGAATTATTACAAGATATACAAAATATCGATATTAAAGAACAAAAGCAAAAATCTTTTGCATTGGAAACTGCTATTGATATTTTATTAAAATTAAGAAATGAGAAAGGGTGATAAAAATGGCAACATTACATAGTGAAATAATTTTATGTAGAAATATTAAACTTGATAAAAATTATATAAATGTATTAAGCTATTCAACTAATCAAATGCTTGATTTATGTAAACGTAATGCAATAGCAACCGCTAGTGACTATTCTTTTATTAGACAACATAATAATAATATATTTACTGGTTTTACATACGAACAATGCTTACAAGCCAATTATATAGCTTTTCAAAATAAAGATTATAGTAACAAATGGTTTTTTGCATTTATTGATGAAGTAAATTATTCAGGTGAAAGTAACACAGAAATTCGTTATACTATTGACGCTTGGTCTACATTTTTTGATGATTGGCAAAAACAACCTTGTTATATAACAAGACAACACGTAAACGATGATACAATAGGTGCAAATTTAATAGACGAAAATTTAAACGTTGGGGAAGTTGAGGCAATAAACGTAGTAAAAGACGACAGTTTAGACAATACATATGGTTATTATATAATTGTAGGTTCTACTTGGGATATAGGGGATAATAACAACCCATCTAAACAAGTAGTAGGTTCTAGTCTATATAATGGTTTAATATCTGCTGAAAAACTTTTTGTTATTTCTGGGGCATTTGGTGATAGTATTGTAGACGCTGTTAAAAATTTACAACTATTTCTTTTTCAATCTGCTGAGGACGGACACTTAGCCGACGTAAGAAACGTATATATAGTACCTAATTTTTGTATAAGTCCAGCCGACTTACAATTACACGAAAAAACTACAGGAGAATATACTTGTACATATTATACTTTAAATACTGGAGTAGATATACCTAGTGCAAAATTACAAGCAACTTGTACTACAAATTATAGAGGATATAAGCCAAAAAATAATAAATGTTTTATTTATCCATATCATTATCTATTTGTTACTAACAATAATGGTAATAATAATATATACAAATATGAAAATTTTTCAAACTTTTTTAGTCCAGAATTTCAAATAAATTTGATAATGATGCCTGGGTGTTCTGGTAGAGTAATTCCACAAAATTATAAAGGTGTATCGGATAACGTTGACGAGAGCTTACCACTTGCAAAATATCCAATATGTGAATGGAATTGCGACGCATATATTATTTGGCTATCTGCTAATGCTGTAAATATTCCTACTCAAATTATGGGAGTTACTAATAATTTAAGTGGTCAAGTTCAAAATGGTAATTTTTCTATAACTCCAGGAGCAAATGGTGGTATAGGTTCAACTGCTGGTTCTACAGCAAGTAATATTATAAATGTTGCTGGAAATATTGCAAATATAATAGGACAATTTTATTCTGCGTCTTTACTTCCTAGTATTCAAGGTGGTAACAATACTGGTGATGTAAATTTTGTAAGTAATGCAAATAATATATTGATATATGAATATAAAGTAAAAGACCAATATTTAAAAGTTATTGACGAATATTTTACAAGATTTGGTTATAGAATAAATGAAGTTACTATGCCAAATATTATAGGTAGACGTAATTGGAATTATATAGAAATACCAAGTTCCGAAAGTATTGGTTATGGAACAGTTCCTTCGCAATATATGGAACAAATTAATAATGCTTGTCGTAAAGGTGTAACTATTTGGCATAATCACGATAATTTAGGAAATTTTAATTTGGATAATTCTATAGTATAAAAAAATAAACTAGAGGTGATAACCTCTAGTTTTAGTTTCTAAAGAGTAAATATAAAATTGAATAATAGTAGCTTGGAATGATTAAATATTATCATAATTTTTTATTTTTGTCAAATAATTATTGACCAGGTGTAATGTCTGATTGTTCAAAGGCTTGCAATAAATATAAAGAATTCCAGAAGAAAACTCTGACCTCTTTTGTTGAACTATCGATAGCAAACCAAGTATCAATTTCAATAGTTCCATCAGTTTTAATTGTTATATTTGCAGTATCTGTTCTAGTAAAATTTTGTCCATAACACGTTAAAGCAACAGTATTAATAGTTATGTCTTGTGTTGGTCTTAATGGTGTATTTAATAATTTGATTTTACGTGCTAGCCCACCATCATCTGGATTATGTATTTGTAAAATACCATAAAGCTTAAAAATTGATTTAGTATCATCATATACAAGTGTCAATCCACTATTTCCAAAATCATTTCCACACGCAGTACCATTTACAATATTTCCTGTACTAGAATTAAAAATCATAGAATTTTTTAGATTAAATTTATCCAATTCATTAAGTGCTTTATTTGCATTTGTATTAGCATTTTGTGCTGTTGAATTAGCTGAACTTGCTAAACCGTTTGCTGTATTTGCTGTTGATAATGCTGTTTCAGCATTTTGTTTTGCTGTACTTGCGTTGTCATTTGCTGTTGTTGCTAAACTTAAAGCATTTGTTGCATTAGTATTTGCTCCATTTGCTGTTGTGTTTGCTTGATTAGCTGTTTCTAATGCTTGTGTTGCTGAACTATTTGCATTTTCTGCGTTTGTTTCTGCACTCTGTGCTTTACTGTCATTTGCTTTCATTTGTGTGTCAATTTTAGACATTGCTTGATTAAAATCACCTAACCAAGAAGGTACGTCATTTGCTACAAATTGTGGTAGCTCATAATTTGGTGTTTTATTTGTTGAACTCATAATAAAAATCTCCTTTCAAATTAATTTATTTTATGGCATTAAAATAGATTTGCCAGTAAAATCATAGTTGTATGCTGTAATATCTTTATCGTCGTAGTTTTGAGCTGTTAAGCTTAAACTATCATATTCACTTGCTGTTATAGGATTTTCCTTATGGAAGTTAGCAAGTTGAATAATTACGTCTGTAATTAATGTATATTCTCCTGTGAATGGACTAATCATATAAAATCTAGGGTCGTGACCTAAATAGTATCTAGCATATAAATCATAAGTTCTAGCACTTAAATTTTTATTGTCATATTCTTCTGCTGTAAGTCCTAAACTATCATATTCTAGTGCTGTTAGTCCGTAGTATCTTAAATATCCATACAAGTCGTCAAGGGTTGCTTGTAAATAATCATATTTACCAGTTACTGGGTTATAAACTTTTATACCATTTTTTGCTATGTCGTCTATTTCTTTTTGTATTTTCTGTATTTCACTATCGATATATATTTTAAGTAGACTATCTTGATTATCTAAATATTCCTTAATATTTGTTATTTTATTGTCGATATATTTCATAAGTGTACTATTTATTTTTGCTATTTCTTGGTCTGTATATAGTTTTGCTTGTACCAGATTTTCACTAATTAATGTTTTTAGTTCATTATCGTTATTATCTATATATTGATAAATTGCGTCGTCTTTATTATCTATATAAGTTTGTAATTGTTTTATCTGTTCGTCGACATAATCAGTAAATGTATCAAAATTTAAGTCTTTTAGATAATTTTCTATATATAAAACTACACCAGCTAATTTGCATAGTCTTTTATATGTTGTTAAGCTGTCAAAACTTTCCTCAATAAAAGGAAAACTACCATTTTGACAACAACCCATAAAATCTAATGGTATTGGGGTAAAAGCTCCTATCATTTATTTTTCACTTCCTTTCAATTTAAGGTATCATATAAAATAAACTTTCTAAGTCTTTGTAAATTAATGAATATATACTTTGTATATTTTGTTGCATTTCCTTTAATATAGATATTTTATCGGCTGGGCTACGTTCTATTATTTCATTATATTTGTTGGTATCCTCTGAATTACTACTACCTTTAGAATTAGAACTATCTGTACTTGTTGCGTTGTTTGTATCGTAATTATAATTAGTAACATATTTACCGTCGCGAACATTTTCAAGCTGATTTTGAGGTGTGTTGCTCTCTCTTCTATCTGATATATTATTAGTATTAGAACTTGAACTATTTTCTAATGTATTACTTGCTGTATTTATTCTATATTCGTCACCGTATCGTTTAGAAGTTTCGCCGTCATTAAAAATATCCCAATTTTGCAACGCGTCAAACATTTTGTTATAAATTGGCATTATTTCGTTTAACTTCACATCTAGTTGTATTTTAAATGCTACAAATGTTTCGTACCCAATTCGACGCATAAGAAAATGATTCAATATATTTGTTTCAAATTTATCCTTATCAATATTTTGGCTTAAAGGATAATTAAAATCAAAAACTCTTGTGTGTCCTTCTTTAGCTAAATCTTTTATTTTTACTTGTTCATTTTCTGCTTTACCAAAATTAAGCATTGAATCTAATATTTCATATATAGTTGGTGGTCTATCATCTGTAGGTGTGAATATTGGGTTTACAAAAAAGTAACTATTAAAAAATGGATACATTATTCGTCAACCCCTTCCATATCAAAATTTTTGTCATCTTCGGGTTCTTCTATTGTAGAAGGTACCCCGTCATAATAACTAACTTCTATATTCATATTGAATTTTTTGTTTATTTGCTGTACTGCACGTTGTCTAGGCTCAAAACGACTAAATCTACTTGCTATAGTTCCACCTTGCATTGCGTTTATTTCATCTTTTATATTACGCTCTTTTTTCTGATATGATAAATTTGAAATACCTATAAGCCTTAAAAATTCATTCCATATCTTTTCTTGGTGTTGGTCTATTTTATCAGCTACAAATGGTGCTGGCTCTAATACAAGTGTCGTATCGTCCAAGTCTAAATTGTCATAGCTAATTACAGTTTCTGCATTACTATCAACGTTATTCACTAAGTCTTGTATACTTTTTAAGTTTTCTGTTTTTGTCTTCCAAAAACGAGGTGTACGTTGCTGACTTATATTTATGTCTGATGTTCTTGTGTTCATTGCGATACGTTCTGCATATTGAATAATATCTGCTAATAATGGATAATGTCCGTTATTATCGTACATTATAACAAACTCACCATAATTCAATTTTTTGTTATATCTAGTATTTGAATATACTTGTATTTGTTTTGGTCTACCGTAAACGTCTAAGCCACCAAAATTGGTATAAGGTAAGGCAAGCAAACCTAAAATGTCATCATAGAAAAATGCTATACTACCATTAATTACAAGCTGTGCGTTTAAATATGATACGTCAATAAATTCTGGAAGTCCTTTGAATTCAAAAACATTTTCGGCAAGTGATAAAAGTTGTCTACGATACATTAAATACGTTTTGTAATTATTAAGCTGACTATTAATAAAACGTTTTTGCATTTCTTATCCTTCCCCTTTCTAAAAATATAAAGGTAGCAAAATGCTACCTTTATTATTCAGCAATAGTAATAGTAGCTGTTCCAGTTTTAGTATTATTAAATATTGAAGTTGCTGTAACTGTTACTGTTGTTGCTGTTGACTCTTTAGCTACTTCTAATACACCGTTTTGATTTATAGAAACCCCTTTGCTCTCACTGTCACTATCTATAGACCAAGCAACTGCTTTATTTGTAATACCAGTTACTTCAACAACTGCTGTAAGTACAAGGCTTTGACCTTTTGTAACTGTAGCTGTAGAAGGATTTACAGTAACACTTGTTACTGTGCTTGCGTCTTTTGTAAATGCCAAGCATTGCTCAAATGGAGAAGTTGCAAATATTCTCCAGCTGTGTAACCACATAGTTCTTGATAATGTTTCTGGATTTCTGAATTCTGTAGACATTGTATCTGCTGTGTTGTCTAATGCGTAGTAATAATCTTTGAAGAAATTATCACTTATGATTAAACCTACAGTATTTTTAAGTCTTGTAAGTTCATTTTCTGTAAAGGCTGTATAAGCATTACCTAATAATTTTGATAGTCTATCCCAGTCATTGTTTCCAAAACCGTCTATTAATGCTAATTTTGTACGCATTTCTGCATCATTTCTAAAGTAAGAAGTTGCTAATACTTTTGTAGACATTTGAGCTTCAAAACCAGTAGAAACAATAGTTCTTTGTCTATCAAATGGTGTTGCAAGTCTTAGCCCAGCTGGGTTATAGTTTGGACTTAAAAATGTCATATTATTAGAATATTCTTTCATTATTGCAACGTTATCTCTTGAGTCGTTTGTGTCAAAGTCTTCTATTGTAACACTTGGAATTGTACCATTGATTAAACGTCTTTGAACTTGGTATTTATCAACTATATATCTATCATATACATAAGATTTTCTTAATGCTGTGTAAACTGCTTGTATTAAATCATATACACCAGTTTCATTATAAAAAGCTAATGCTATTTCTTGGTCATTTACTGTTGCCTTATAAAATTTTTGGAAATTTATTTCGTGCATATAGTTTAGAACATTTGGAACTTGTTGCTCTAAGAAGTGAGTAGGGTTATTCATATATTGATTGTAGTCTTCTGCTTCTATTAAATCTACAATCATTTCACGAACTGTTTGTCCGTATCTAATTTGTCCTTGGTTTGTGAAATCTTCCCAAGGGTTAGCCCACGCGTCACTTACGATTAAAGTCAATGCGATTACATTAACTGCATTTAAAAAAGCATTTTTGTATCTTGTATTAGATACAATTAAATCACCTATTTTTTGTATGTCGGCTCCTTGTTGTGGTAAGTCTATTACTTCTTGTAACTCTGGACTTACTTGTGCCATATAATTTAAAAGTTTGGCACTACTTTTAGTTGCTAATGTTTTTGCCATTTTTTTATTCCTCCTTGTCAGTATCTTTAAATATATCAACTTCCTCGACTTTTTCCTCTTCTTTAGGTTCGTCGATTTTTTCTTCTGTTTCTTTTTTTTCTGTTCCTAAAAATCTATTTTTGTATTTATTCTTAATGTCATCATATTTTGTTTTTAAGTCCTCATTTTCTGCTTTTAAAGTTTCAACTTCTGAATTGTCTATTATATCCATACTATCTTCTACATCTTCTAATAATGCTATTTGTACGTCTTCATCTGTTACAGTTTGTACAATTTTTTGTTTAAGTTCATCTTTACTTAGTTTCATTCTCTTCACCCCTTCCAACTTTTAAAATTTCTGACAATTTACCTAAATGAATACCCGCCTTTGTTAAATTCTCAAAAATTGATAATATTTCCATTATTAATATATATATTGCAATAGATTTCATACAGAAATTAAAACCAAAAGTACTATCTAAAATAAAACCTAAACCAAGCAATAATAATAATAATACTTTATGCAATAAACCTGTTCTCATCTTTGTTGTGTCAACATCGTTATTAATAACGGCTTGTATAAATCCTGTTATAATATCAGCTAAACTGAAAACTAGTGGGGTTAATAATTGCCAAAACATACTAACGAAATTAAGGTTTGCTATAATATTTTCAATATCCATTTATCTCACCTCTCTTTCGTATTTACTATAAAAATTATTAGCATAAAATTTTTGTTTTGTCAACATAAAAAAGACAGTTTAAAACTGTCTTTTATTTCGTAATTTTCGAAAATAGATTACCCAAGGAAAACGTTTATTTACTTCTTGTACTGGTATTGGTTCGGGTGGAATTATACTTCCGTCGTATTCAATTATAGTATTATCGACATTTGGAATTCCTAATATTGTACAAGGGTTTAAAAATGTTGAACAATTCCAACTTTGTGTAACTGAACATTCTAAATGTAGATGTATTCCAGTTACTTTACCAGTCGCTCCCATTCTACCAATAATAGTATTTAAATCTACACTGTCACCTACATTTACTTGCAGGCTTCCTTCAACCATATGACAATATCTCCAATAATGACCTTCTTCATCAAGTATTTGAGCTTGAACTCCTAACGAGTGTGAAGTAGATGTATTTATATATATAACTCTACCTTTTTTAACTGGATATAAATAAGGGTTTCGTTCTGTATCACCATATGGTGCAAAGTCTGTTCCAGTGTGCCAACCGCACGAATAGCGACTATCTTTTACCCCAAAAGGGTAAGTAATTATTGAAGTTGAATGTATAGGACTATTATTCATCTTAATAGTTGACATTATAGACCCCCATTATATTTGACAAAACCTAGTTTTCGGTTTGTTACTTCACCTTTTGAATTTGTTACAAAATAACAAACTATATATTTTCCGTCTTTGATTCCATAACAGTCCGCATATTCTCTAGGATATATAGTACCTATTTTTTGAGTACAAGCTAAATCTTGATATACTGGTTCATCTGTACTTCCATTTCTCCAAGTTTTTGGCATATCGAAATCACCCCCAACATTATTTGAATTACTATTGTTAGAATTTGAAACATCAATATAACTGTAATTCATATCAACTCTACCAGATATTCCACTAATTGAACCATCACTTGTATATTGCCATATATCAACTCGAAAATCTACAGTATAATTAGTTTTATTCCATTCAGCAAGCCATATCTTATAATTAAGTAATTGGTTTATATCTAATTTATTAGTAAACCAATTCTTATTGGCATATATTCCAGTATTTTCAAAACTTTGACAAAATTGGATTGCTAAATTAGTCATAGATTTTTTGTCTATATAACTTATTTGACTGTCTTCTAAATCTAAAAATATTGGGTATTCAAAACTTTTACCTTGTATTTTATTTTTTACCCAATTAATAGCACTTGTCATAGCCTTTGATGTTTCAACATAGCTATAAACATAGCAACCTACTTTAAGACCTACACTTTTGGCTGAATTGTAATAACTTTCAAATTTACTATCTAGTGTGTGATTTTCTTTGTTGCCTATCCAACCTAGTCTAAGGATAACAAAATCAATACCATTTTGTTTTAATAAATTAAAATCTACATTTCCATTATGTGTAGATAAGTCAAGACCTTTTGTCATTTTATCACCTCTTTACAAAAATTAATATATATGATATATTTGTTTCGACCAATTTCCATTTGTTGGTCTCCTTAAATTTTATTATATATAACAAAAAAATACAAGGGTTTACCTTGTATTTTTTATTTTAGTAAAGTTTTTATTAAATCATTTATACTCTTTTTATGACTATCAATTACTTGGTCATCTAAGTTATTTTCTTTAATAACTTTAGCTAAGATAGATAATACTATATCAACATCAACTATATGTTCTTTCACTAAAGAATCAATTATTGTTCCAAATTCATTAATAATACTTTTTCTATTTCCTGTAATTTCACAAACTGTACATTTTTTATTTTCATTCCATTTTGCTCTAATCATTATATATCATACCCCTTTTCTTTTAATATTTTAGATAATGCTTTAAATTTTAATTTTACTATATCAGGTATTGGCTGAGAATTTAATATTTCATTATATCCGTCCATTAATTTATCATATATATTTTTTTCAATTTGTATATAATTAGATATTAAATCATATAAATTATTTATAATTTCATCTGACATTTGAGGGATTCTTTCCTTAAACCCTGTACTTTCTATCATTAAATTTCTTTTTTCTAATACTTTTATTATTTTTTCTTCTTTCTCAGTTCTATTCAATTTTGCTTTTTTATCTTCCATATTTTTCACCCTTCTATATAATATAAGTTTAAAAATGATTTGTTTGTTATTTTACCATTAAAATTGTATTCTTTTTGTATATTTTCTTTTGCTGGCTTTAATGCTGTTGTCATCATATTTTCAATGTTCCTTGGACTTACAAAATATAATTCGGCAAGTTCTTTATAAAGGTCTTTTATAGTATATTTTGGTAGCATTGTTTTACCTTTTGTATATAGCATTAAGGCTGTATTCCAGATTATAAAACCTTTGCTATTAATATTAAAACCTAAGTTCTTTAAATAATCTGTATTTTCTAAATACTCTTTTGTTTTGCTCAATTTTATCACCCCTTTCTATTATATCATATTTTACAATACTATACAATACATTTACATATATTTATCTATTAAATTATACATTATATATTTATATAAATTAAACTTAAATATCCTATAACTTATTAATTGTATTGTCATAAATATAATAAAACCTATTAATAAATAAAATATTATAATTCCTGCATCAAATAATAAAATTGCTAATTTTTCCATATATTATTACCCCTTTCCTATATTTCCTATATTATAACAAAAAATGATAAAAGTCAATAAAAAGAGTAAAAATAAATATTACAAATGTAATACATTGGCTTTACATAATATACTTTAGTTTACATAATATAGTTTTATGTAAACTTCTTATTTGTATTTTGTTAACTCGCTCTATCCCTTGGGGCTCTAGGCTTTTAGGCTTTTTGTAAAATAATAATAATATTATGTTAACTTGAGTTATTTCCAGTTATTGTAAGCCTTGTAACCGTTACGGCTCTAAGGTTGCAGGTTTGCGTATGTTTGTTCGGTTTACATAATTGGGGAACATAAAAAGTTTATATAATGAACTCTT